CAATCTTAGCATCAATAGTATCTGTAGTAGTTACAAATTGAGTGTAAGTTGAAGCTGCACTTCCCACAATAGTGTTAGTTTGACCATTAGTTCCTGCTGCACAAAAACCTGTGGAGGTTATATCTGCACCATCAATAATGTCATCACCTGCTGCGAAGTCCATGTCAAGAGTACAACTGCCTGTGAATGCTTTCATCACTTCTGCACCTGCGTTTATGACTAGAGTATTCGCAGGTATTTCTAACACCTGAAAAATGTCTCCATCTGAGAAGCTACCACCTGCTGCTACTAATGCATCAATATCAAGGTAAGCCTCAATATTTCTCATAATGTTAGTATTTTTAGTAGATGGCATAGCTACGATAGAATCGGAAAATACACCAGTGGTATCTTTAGAAGTTAAATCAAAAGTTGCCATTTATATC